CGACCGAGCCGCTGTGGAAGATGCGAGTGGACGTAACTGGACTAGCGCCGCTGAAGAGTGGATTACGACCACGAAATTTGGTCTTCAGGCATACGTTAGGCGTGCTTTTCATTGGAGAAGCATTGCTAAGAAAGGTAAGGCTCTCTAATGCCAGGTAAACAAGATTTCGCTATCAGTGACCTTTTCCGAAAGAACATGGTTGCTTTGGATGTATCCAAAACACCATATTCGGACATGGATTCCTTTTTTACCGCAGAGCGTAAAGATTTTTATAACTACGGTCGGGATTACGTTGAATCATTAACGCCTGACAGGCGTGTAATTGCGGGTGCCCATGATCCATACCTCTTTATATGGGACTACCTTGTCGAACCTCATCCTGAATGGATGTCTTATCTGTGGGTGCATGAAGAATTAAGAATGCTTCTATGTGATTTGAAGAACCCAACAAAGGCGTTGTTTACGAACCCAGTTGGTGGCCAGTTCTTAATGACTTTGAGTGAAGACAGAAGTAAAGAGGTTTTCTTTATAAACAACCTTGAGTACAACGTCCTGGAACGATTTGTGAAACAGAGCCCTGAGTGGGCGAGCAAAGACCCTAACTGGAAGGTGATGGACCAACAGGATCTTCTAGCAGGCGAAGAAGCGGGAACATTCGACTTTGTGGAAACCCATGCAGAATACTGCTTTGGTTGTGATGAAGAGATGACGGATGCTTACATGGATCTTCTTAACCCAGGGGGAATGTTGGTAATCTTGAATACTGCTTATGCAAAAGGCATGTACAAGATGAGGCATTCACTGCACCACGAAAATTATGAACCCAATAA